CTATTTACGCAATGCGAAGCGGATTACAGAATCGGCTCGCACTCTTATCTGGTCCTCCTCTGGCGCGGACACTCGAGGATCTGGAGGCACTCTCGAATCTTCTTGCAAAGCTTCGACCAGAAGGCGCGCCTCGTTATCCGATATTGGCTTCGATTCCAATTGCTCTTTCGCCGCATCGATCAGCCGCGCGAGGCGGCGCAGGTCGATCGGCCCTCGCGGGCGAGAATCGGCCGCAGCCTCGACGTCCGACAGATGGAACCGCTGTTGCGGAAGCGCCGCCGGAGGCCGCGGCTTCGGGCCGCGGCCGTCGACCAGCCAGTCGAGGCTGACCTTGAAGAACTTGGCGTAGCGCGACGCCTCGCGGCGGAACGGCCGCGTGCCGTTCTCGTGGTGATTGTAGGTCGCGACCTTGACGCCCATCGCCTCGGCGGCTGCGTTGGCCTTGTCGAATCCGCTGTCCTTGCGCGCCTGTCGCAACCTCGCCGCCGCGGCGGCTCTCGCTTCTTCGTTGTCCGCCATCGCCTTCGCCTTCCCTGGTGTATCCCGCGACGATCCGCCGCGGCGTCCCCGAAAATGCGCGCGGCGCAACGGAAACCGCGCCGCCGTCGGACCCTAACAAAAAAAATCATACGAAACGGATTGACGGCGCGATAATCCATAGCGTATCTTTTGGATTATGAGCGCAGACCCTTCCCGAACCGCCCGCCTGATCGAGCTCCTGAACCTGACCCAGGCGCAGATGGCCGAACGCCTCGGCGTCGCCCAGGCGACCGTGTCGCGGCTGGTCAACGGCCAGCGCGAGAGCGGGCCGGTCGCGATCCTGCTCGACGCGATGGAGCGCGAGGCGCCTCGCCAGCGGGTCGAAGGCGGCGGGCCCGTTCCCGCCGGAGCCGAGATTGCCCGATGACGCTTCCGACCCGCTTCTTCGCCAGGAATTCGCGCGCGTGCGCCGCAGCCTCCCGGCCGCCGTCGCGCGATGCGGCCGGCGTCGAGCCCTTGGCTTCGCCGGCCGCCTTTCCTCAGAAATCGCCCGTGGCTCGCGAGAACCGCGAGGACTGGGCGCGGATGGCCGAGGCTTACTGGCCCGAGCCGGCAGGCGTCGGCGTTCTGAACCCTCACCCTGACCGCTTCGCGGTCTGTCCCTCTCCCACAAGGGGAGAGGGGTTTTCGCCGCCGGTCGCGGCGCTCTTCGAGGGGTCGAGATCGGCCTTCGCCGCTGTTGACGCAGCGGCGAGGCGTTGGGTTCGTGGTCTTTGTCGGCATTGAGCATTTCCGGTCTCCTGCGACGGGAAGAACCGTCGCACGCGGAGACTTCCGAATGCGGAACATTTTGTTCCGAAATCAGAACCGAGAGGGCGTCGTGACCAGCATCACCACCGACGAATTCCTCATCCGGCAGCGGGACGTGCTGGCGGCGCTCGCAGGCCCCTGCGACCCCGGCGAAGCGTTCGACGCGATGATCCGCCGTGTCGCCCGGCGTGGAAAGCTTACCGTCTCGAAGGCGGCGAAGGCCTGGCGCGGCTACGCGGTGCTGCGCGGCGACGAGTGGGAGCGGTGCAAGGACGCGGTTTCGGGGCTTCAGGCGGGCGTCCTTCCGGACGAGGCCGACGAGGGGACGCAGGACGGCCGGGCTGGCCGTGGGAGGGCTCATGACTTCGATGCGGACACGGTGGCGAATCTGGTGGCGCGGATGGAGGCTCTCGACCGCAAGATCGATCTGGCGCTGGCGCGGCTCGCGAGCGAACCCGATCGCCGAGGCGCACCTGCTCTTGAAGCTGGCGCGCGAGCATAGCCGCCGCGCGCGCGAGCTCACCGCCCGCGCGGAAGCGCTGGCGCCGTGGCTGTTCGGCTGATGGGCCGGCCTCGCGAAGGCTCGTCGCCGGGGCTCAAGCCCAAGCGGAAGAAGACGGATTTCGACGCGGAGCGGGCGCGGGCGGTGCGCGATTGCGCGCGCCACCTCGCCGACCTCCGCCGCGCCCACGCCGCCGGGCCGCCCGGCGACGTGAAGGTGATGAGCGATCCGCTGCCGAAGCGGTTCTGGCCGACCCCGGCCGGGATTTTTTCCTCGCCGGCGCGGCTGTGCGCCGAACAATCGGGAGAACCACGATGGCCTGGTCGAAGGAGAACCTCCTGAACCTCGCCATCGCCGGGAACAAGCCCGACCTCGACCCTCACCCTGCCGGCTCCGCCGGCTGTCCCTCTCCCGCTTCGCGGGCGAGGGGAGAGGGTTTCGCGACGGTCGGGGTGACGCTGATGGCGCTCGAGCCGCATCATTGCCGCTGGCCGGTCGGGCTCGATCGCGCGCCGGGCGAGGGGCACGAGCTGTTCTGCGCCGAGGCGAAGGAAGGCCGCGGGCCTTACTGCGCCCATCACCGGAGGGCGGCGTCGTGACCCGGGCCGTGGACGCGGACCGCCGCGCCGAGATCGAGCGGCTCGAGGACGAGAACGCGGCCTTGCGGCTGCGGATCGACGACCTCGAGGCGGCGCTCTACCGGCCGGACCTCCTGATCCCCGACGCCTGGGGCCTGACGAAGCGCCAGCGCGACCTGTTCGGCGCGCTGATCGCGTCCGGCCCCGCCGTGCTGACGCGCGAGGCGGCGATGTCGGCCCTCTACGCCGGCCGCGACTGGCCGGAATGCGGAAAAATCCTCGACGTGCTGATCTGTCATGTCCGCCGCAAGATCGCGCCCGACGGCTTCGGGATCGAGACGGCCTGGGGGCGCGGCTGGCGGCTCGACGAGGCGACCCGCGCCGTCTTCTGCCGGCCGGCCGCGGCCTCGCGCGACGACGCGGTGCGGGCGGCGAGCGCGGCTTTCGGCGCCCGGCGGATTTCTGGCGCGGCGTTCGCGCGGCGCATGGAGGCCTGCGGGGCGGTCGCGGCCCCGGCCGCGGCGGGGCGCTCATCCCCGGCCTCGGCGCTCTGAACCCTCACCCCGCCGCGCTCCGCGCGGCTGTCCCTCTCCCGTGAACGGGCGAGGGGGACGCGTCCTTCACGAGGCTTCCCATGGACCCGCTTTCGATCGAAGGCTTTTCCGCTCCGCCGCCCGCCGATCATGGCGCGGTTCCGAGCTTGCAATGGGTCGCCATCGCCGATCTGCGCGTTGACCGCGCCTATCAGCGCGACATGACGCCGTGGTCGCGGAAGCACGTCGAGGCGATTGCGCGAAATTTCGACTGGTCGCTGTTCTCGCCGGTCGTCGCGGCGCCGGTCGTGGGGGGGGGGCTTCGCGCTCATAGACGGGCAGCATCGCTCCTGCGCCGCGCTGCTCGTCGGCGAGACGCATGTCCCGGCGATGATCGTGATCGCCGATACGCGCCGCCAGGCGAAGAGCTTCGCCGCGATCAACGGCTCGACCTTCAAGATGACGAGCATGGCCGTGTTCAAGGCGGCGCTCGCGGCCGGCGAGCCGGAGCCCGTCCGCTGCGCGGCCATCGCGGAAAGCTGCGGCGTGCGCATCCTGACCTATCCCAGCCAGGCCAGGCGGCAGCGGGAAGGCGACACGATGGCGGCCTCGTCGCTGCTGCGCGCGCTGGCCGATCACGGGGAAGACGCGCTGAGGCTGGCGCTGACCGCGATCATGGCGTCGCGGGGCTCGAAGTGCGGCCTCGTCGATTCGGCCAACGTGCGGGCGCTGGCGCGCCTCTTTCGCGAACACCCGATGAAGCCCGAGACGGTGAAGGCGGCCTTCGCCCGGATCGACCTGCGCGCGGCGCGCGCCGAGGCGCGGCGCGACGGCTTTCAGAGCCTCGCACTCGACATGAAGGCCGCGGTGGCGAAGCGGCTGCTGGCGCTGGCGAAGGCGGGCGCGAGGGCGCCGGCGCTGCCGGCGCCGGCGGCCGAGGGGAGGGCGGCGTGATGCGCGCGCGGACCGCGGCTGCGGCAGGGCGGGCTCGACGCATCCCCCCGTCGACCTCTTGCTGGCGTGAAGATCGGAAAGATCGGCCCTGTCAAGGGCGCGCTTCGCGCGCGGCCGAAGGCCGGCTTCGCCCCTTGACAGGGTCGATCTTTCCGAAAGGGTCTCGGCAAGAGGTCGACGGCTCGCCCTGCCTCCGGGGGACCGGGTGGCCACCGGTCGGCTTCGGCGTTGCGGACCCTCACCCTGCCGGCTTCGCCGGCTGTCCCTCTCCCGTGAACGGGAGAGGGTAGATGCTCTCCGAAGCAGCGCTGGCGGACCTTCGCGTCCGCAATCCCGTCGCCGACGTCGCGGTGCGGCTCGGGGCCGTCCTGAAGCGGCGCGGGCGCACGCTCATGGGGACGTGCCCGATGTGCGGGGGCGGGCGGAGCGCGCTGCGCTTCGAGATCAAGCGCGACGACGCCTGGGCGTGCGCGGTGTGCGCCGACGGTGGCGACGTGATCCGGCTGGTCGAGCGGGCGCAGGGGCTGAGCTTCCTGAAGGCGGTCGAATGGCTGGGCGGGGCGCAGGACATCGATCCGGAAGAGGCGGCGCGGCGCGAGCGCGAGCTCGCCGCCAGACGTGCGAAGCGCGAGGCCGATTCGGCGCGCTATCGCGAGGAAGAGCGGGCGCGGCTCTACCGGATGTGGCGGGAGGCGCAGGACTTCTGGTCGACGCCGGTCGAGGCCTACTTACGCGGGCGCGACATTTTCGCGCTCGACGGCGTGATCGTGAAGTTCGACCCCGCGGCGCGTTACTACGACGGCGAGATTGTGGACGAGCGCGGGCGGAAACGTCCACGGCTGATCTTTACCGGACCGGCGATGCTCGCGCCGTTCGTGGACGGCGGCGGCAAATTCCGCGGGCTGCACCAGACGTGGATCGATCCCGAGAATCCGGGCGAGAAGGCGACGATCGCCGACCCCGAAACGGGCGAAATTTTGCCGTCGAAGAAGATGCGCGGCTCCAAGGCCGGATGCTTTTTGCTGGTCGACCGGGTTTTTTGGGCGGCGCTGTCGGCGAACCCTCACCCGGCCTCCTCCGGAGGCCACCCTCTCCCGGGGGGAGAGGGGATTTTGCGGCTCGCCAGCGGCGAGGGGATCGAGACGACGCTGTCGGTGCGCCAGGGGGACGCCGACCGAAAATTTTTCTACGCCGCCGCCGGCGACCTCGGCAACCTCGCCGGCCCCGCGGTCGAGAGCGTGCCGCACCCGACGCTGAAGCGGGCGAACGGGCGGCCGGAGCGCGTGCCCGGCCCGGAACCCGACCTGTCGCGGCCGGGCCTGCCGATCCCCGATTCGGTGGAAGAGCTTTTGCTGATCCGCGACGGCGATTCGGAACCCTTTCTGACGGCGCTGGCGATGGAGCGGGCTTCCCGGCGCTACGCCCGGCCCGGGCGGCTGATCGGCGCGACGCCGACGCCGGAGGGGGTCGATCTGAACGACGTGCTGCGGGGCAAGGGGGGCGAGCGCCCCGGGGTCGCATCATGAGCGCCGAGGGCGAGGCGCGGGTGCGCGCCATCCTGGCGAACCCGGTGGTTCTGTCGGACGGGCGCCCTTCGCCCCGCGGGAGCGGGGAGAAGGTGGCGGCGCAGCCGCCGGATGAGGGGGCGCGCGCGGATGCTGGGCGCGAGCCGGCCGATATCGGCGTTGCGGACCCTCACCCTGCCGGCTTCGCCGGCTGTCCCTCTCCCGCAGGGGGAGAGGGTAGCTTCGGCGACGAAGGCGAAGGGCCGCCGTCGGACGTCGGCGGCGATCCGGCGATCGTGCGGGAATGCGCGAGCCTCGACCAGAGCGACACCGACAACGCGAAACGCCTGATCGCCCATTTCGGCCGCGACATCGCGGTCGTGGCGCGCGACGGCAAGCCGGGCGGCGACTGGATTTCGTGGGAGGGGCGGTTCTGGGATTACGCGTGCGGCCCGTCGCTGGTGACGCGGGCGGCGCAAAAAATCGGCGGGCGGATCGCGGCCGAGGCCGAGTTTCTGGGCTTTTCGGCGGAAGAGCGGCGGGCGGTCGCGGCGGCGGACGCGTTTTCCGCCGACGACAAGTCGCCCATCGCGGTCGCGGCGCGTTTCGCCGCCAAGGCCGCGCGCGACGCGCTGACGCGGCGAAAGCTGGCGCGCTGGCGGTTCGCGGTGTCGTCGAAGAATTCCGCCCGGATCAAGAGCATGCTGGAGATGGCGCAGCCGCTGACGCGAAAGCCGTCGGCCGACTTCAACAAGGACCCGCTGAAATTCGCGGCGAAGAACGCGACCATCGCCTTTCGCGTCGAGGACGATTGGGAGTGTCCCGATCCTGACGTCGTGCGAAAGATCGCGCGGGCCGAGGCGCGCGCCGGTCACGACCGCGAGGACTTTTTGACCGGCCTCGTGGGCTCCGACTACGACCCCGACGCGAAGGCGCCGAAATTCTTCACCTTCCTCGAGCGCTGCCTGCCCGACCCGGCGGTGCGGCGGACGCTGCAAAGCTATTCGGCGATGGGGCTTCTGGGCCTCTTGGCGCAAAAGCTCTGTTTTCATTACGGCGCGGGGGCGAACGGAAAATCGGTGTTTCTGGCGGTGCTCGCCGCCGTGATCGGGCCGTCGCTCGGCGTCTCGCTGCCGAAAGAGACGATCATGGGGACGGGCGAGCGCGGCGCTGGGCAGGCGTCGCCGGACCTGGTGCGGCTGTTCGGCAAGAGATTCGTCCGGATCGACGAGCTGAAAGAGGGCGAGGCGGTCCGCGAGGATCTCGTCAAGCGCCTGACCGGCGGCGACACGCTGGTCGTCCGCGACCTGTTTCAGGGCTATCTGGAATTCCCGAACGTGGCCACGCCGCACATGGTCGGCAACGGCTATCCGCGCATCGACGGCACCGACCTCGGCATCTGGCGCAGGATGCTCGTCATCCACTGGGGCGTCACCATCCCCGAAGCCGAGCGAAAGCCGTTCGACGCGCTGGTCGCCGAGCTTTTGAGCGAGCGGGCCGGGATCCTCAACTGGCTGATCGGCGGCGCGCAGGACTTTCTGGGCCAGGGTCTGGTGGTGGCCGAGGCCTGCGCCGCGGCGACGCAGGAATTCCGCGAGGACATGGACCCGATCGGCCGCTTCGTCGAGGCCTGCGTCGCGGCGGCGCCTGGAGAACGGGTGCAGGCGCGGGTGATGTACGAGGCGTTCAAGTCGTGGGCGATGGCGAACGCCGTCGCGGTGTTCCACGAGAACCGGTTCGGCCGCGACATGAAGCGGCGGTTCAAGCGCGACGATCGCGGCCACACCCGCGCTTATCTCGACGTCGCGCTGCACGACGTGCCGGCGCGGCCCGACCTTCCCGATGCGAACGAGAGGTTTTCGTCATGAGCGGCTCGTTTCCGCGCAGCGTGCGCGAAATGGAGGTGTGGAACGGGGCGATCGTCCAGGCGGCGGCGGCCGTCATGCGGGCGGCGGCGGCAGTGCGGGCGAAGCCGCTCGCCGAAGGCCAGACGCTGAACCGGCGAAGGGTGACGGTCGAGCTGATCGAGTTTCTGGGCGACGAGTTCGTCAAGCTCGGGATGACGGTGGCGGACCTCGCGGCGACGCCGGCGGAGGGGCGGGCCGATGTCTGAGGGCGGCGTTGCGAACCCTCACCCTGGCCGCTTCGCGGCCTGTCCCTCTCCCGAAGGGGGAGAGGGGCGCGCGCTGTCTTATGAGGCGTTCTTGCGGGCCAAGATTCCGCTCCCCGGGGCGGCCGAGCTGGAGGGCGAGGGGGCGCTCGACGCGAGCCCGTGGCTGAAGCCGCACCAGAACGACGCCGAGCACTGGCTCTACAAGGGCAAGCGGCGGGCGCTGTTCGCTTCGTTCGGCCTCGGCAAGACGCGGGTGCAGCTGCGGCTGATCCATCGGATCGTCAAACGCTTCGGCGGTCGGGGCCTGATCGTGATCCCGCTCGGCGTGCGGCAAGAATTCACCCGCGACGCGGCGATCATGGGGATCCCGGTGACGTTCATCCGCCGGATCGAGGAGGCCGCCGGCGACGGGGTTTTCCTGACCAATTACGAGACGGTGCGGGACGGCAAGCTCGATCCGGCGCTGTTCGTCGCCGCGAGCCTCGACGAGGCGTCCGTGCTGCGCGGCTTCGGCGGGACGAAGACGTTTCGCGAGTTCATGCGGCTGTTCGAGCCCGTGCGCTTTCGCTTCGTCGCGACCGCGACGCCGTCGCCCAACGATTACATCGAACTCCTGAGCTACGCGGCGTTCCTCGGCGTGATGGATGTCGGGCAGGCCAAGACGCGGTTCTTCAAGCGAGATTCGACCAACGCCGACAAGCTGACGCTGCATCCGCACAAGGCGGAGGAATTCTGGTTCTGGGTGTCGTCGTGGGCGCTGTTCATCCAGCGGCCGTCCGACCTCGGCCATTCCGACGAGGGCTACGCGCTGCCGGAGCTGCGCGTCCATTATCACACCGTCCGCACCGACCTCGTCGGCAAGGTCGCCGATCGCGGCGGCCAGACGATGATGTTTCCCGATCATGCCGCGGGCCTCGTCGGCGCGGCGCGCGAGAAGCGCGACACGCTGCCGGCGCGAATCGCCAAGATGCGCGAGATCCTCGACGCCGAGCCCGATGAGCACTTTCTCATCTGGCACGACCTAGAGGACGAGCGGCGGGCGATCGAGAGGGCGGTTCCGGGGGTCGTCTCGGTCTATGGATCGCAGGACCTCGAGGAGCGCGAGCGGCGCATTCTCGACTTCTCCGACGGCAAGATCGCGCGGCTGTCTACGAAGCCGGTGATCGCCGGCTCCGGCTGCAATTTCCAGAGACATTGCGCGAAGTCGATCTTTCTCGGGATCGGCTTCAAGTTCAACGACTTCATTCAGGCGCTGCACCGCATCTACCGGTTCCTGCAGACGCGCGAGGTCGAGATTCACATCATCTACGCCGAGAGCGAGCAGGCGATCCTGCGCACGCTCCTGCGGAAATGGGACCAACACAAGGCCATGGTGGCGAAGATGTCGGACATCATCAGGGAATATGGTCTCAGCCACGCCGCCATGGCGAAAGCGCTGGAAAGGTCGATCGGCTGCAAGCGGATCGAAGTTTCCGCCGAAAAATATCGGCTGGTCAACGCCGATTGCGTCGAAGAGACGAGTGGCATGGAGGCGAATTCGGTCGGGCTGATCGTGTCGTCGATCCCGTTCTCGACGCAATACGAATATTCGCCGTCGTACAACGACTTCGGCCACACCGACGACGACCGGCATTTCTGGGCGCAGATGGATTATCTCGTGCCGCAGCTGTTTCGCGTGCTGAAGCCTGGGCGCGATGCGGCGATCCATGTGAAAGACCGGATCATCCCGGGCGGCGTCTCGGGCCTCGGTTTCCAGACCCTGTCGACGTTCAGCTACGACTGCATCGCGGCGTTCCGGAAACACGGCTTCGCCTATCTCGGCGAGAAGACGATCACCACCGATGTCGTGCGGGAGAACAACCAGACCTATCGGCTCGGCTGGACCGAGCAATGCAAGGACGGGAGCCGGATGGGATTCGGCGTGCCGGAGAAGCTGCTCCTGTTCCGCAAGCCGCCGTCGAGCCGCGACAACGGCTACGCCGACGACCCGGTGCGAAAACTCAAGAAATGGTACATCGATCCGGTCAGCGAGCACGTCGACGAGGAGACCGGCGAGACGATCCCGGCAAGCCCTGGCTATTGGGACAATCCGGACGGCTACAGCCGGGCGCGCTGGCAGATCGATGCGCACGCCTATACGCGCTCCAGCGGCGACCGGCTGATCACGGCGGACGAGCTCGTCGGCTTCGAGGCCGCGGACGTGTTCAAGCGCTGGAAAGCCTTCGCGCTCGAAACGGTCTACAATTTCGAGCATCACGTCGCGATCTGCGAGGCGTTCGAGGAGCGCGGGCGGCTGCCGTCCGACTTCATGCTGATGCCGCCGCATTCGCGCCATCCGGACGTCTGGACCGACATCACCCGGATGCTGAGCGCCAACACGCTGCAATCGCAGCGCGGGGCCGAGCTGCACCTCTGCCCGCTGCAGTTCGACATCGTCGACCGCGCCATCAACCAGTGGTCGAACCCGGGCGACGTGGTGTTCGACCCGTTCGGCGGCCTGATGACCGTGCCGATGCGGGCGGTTCGATTCGGGCGGGTCGGCTGGGGGGTCGAGTTGAACCATCGCTACTTCCTCGACGGCTGCGCCTATGTCGAGGCGGAGGCGAGGAAGATCGATGTGCCGACGCTGTTCGACGCGCTGAAGGCGGAGGCGGCCGGGCGGGTCGCGGACGCGATCGTCGGGCAGGGCGCCGCCCGGATCGCGGCGGAGTGAGCGCCGGCCCGTGAGCCCCATGCGTCATCGGCCAGGTTCTCGACGGCTCGCGGGTCGGCGCGTGGATCGCGCTCCGGCCCGTGAGCCCGTTCGCGTGCGGCGCGGGCGCTGGTATCGTCGAGGATTGTCGAGGATTTGGCGAGGATTTGCGGGAATGCTCGACGGTCGAAAAAGGCAAGCGAGTGAGGCGCTTGGCGTGAGGCGTCGAGGCTATCGAGGATTTGCGCGCGCGTAATGTATGCGATGGGGTTCGGGGTTCTTGGAATGTTCTACGTATAGGGAACAATCCTCGAAATCCTCGAAAGGCTCGACAGACAGGCGACAAGGCGTTGAGGACATGAAGGAAAGAGGGCGTCGAGGATTGCGGGCGGCACGGCGTCGATCCTCGATAATCCTCGACGGGATGTCTGGCGACGCGGGCGACGTGCTTTGAAAAATTGAAATTGCTTGACGCGTTACTTCGGGTGTGCGTAAAAAAGAGGACAGTGCAAAGTGTGTCTGACGCGGCCGGTCGATTCGACCGGCCGTCGTCGTTTCGGGAGGGACGTCCGTTGGCCCTGCGCCACGCCAGGGCGAGGCTCCGCCCTCTGCCCACGGTCGCCGCCCGCCTCCCTCCGAAGACAGCCGCGCCATGGTACGGCATGCCCGAGCACAAGGCGTGGCGCGCCGAGGTGATCGCGCGGGCCGGGGGCGTCTGCCAGGGGCCGGGGTGCGGACGGCGCGAGCAGCGGATGTTCGCAGACCACATCGTCGAGATCAGGGACGGGGGCGGCCTGACGGACCCGGCGAACGGCCAGTGCCTGTGCGGCTCGTGCCACACGGCGAAGACGGCGGCGGCCCGGGCGGCCCGGATGGGCGCCCGCTAACCCCGCCCGGGGGGTGGGGTTTCCGTCCCCGGACGGTCGCCCCTTGCAACCGCTACCAACCCCATGAACGCAAAAAAATTCTGGGGCGCTGGTGGTTTGATTACGCGCTTTGAAAACCGGAAATCAAACGCATCATGGCGGAGCCTCAGACAAAGTCCCGTCGTGGCGGAGCGCGTCCCGGCGCCGGCCGCAAGCCCAAGGGCTACGTCAAGCCCTCCGCCCTTTCCGCCCTCGGCCTGACCGCAGCCCTCGCCGCCCCGCCGCCGGACGAGATCGACAGCGTCGCGCAAGCGCACGCTCGCGACGTCCTGGCCTCGCTGGTGAACGTGCTCGTCCACGGCAAGAGCGAGGTGGCCAAGATCGCCGCCGCGAAGGAGATCCTCGATCGGGGCTACGGCAAGCCGACCGTCGAGATCGGCGGCGACGCCGCCATGCTGCCGTTCATGCTCGCCCCGCCGTCGGCCGAGCCGAGCGTCCAGGCCGAGATCCGCGTCGCCGCCCGAAAGCACGCGACGCTCGCCGTCGACACCCTGCGCAAGATCGCCATCGACGGCTCGAGCGAGGCGGCCATCACCGCAGCCGCGAGGGCCCTGCTCGACCGTGGCCTCGGAACCGTGGGAAAGGCCCGCATGCCAGAGGAGCAGCGCGACCGTCCGCTCGGCAAGAAGGAGGAAGCCGCCCGCGCCGCCGAGATCGCCGCCTCCGGCCCGTTCGCGACGCCGCTCGCGCCGGCGCGACGGCTTTCGTAAATGCCGCCCGTCTGGACGACCGCGATCCCGGACTGGCGCGAGCGCCTCGTCGAGAGCCGCCCGCTCATCCCGTTCGCCCCCCTGTTCCCGGACGAGGCGCGCGCCGCGAGCGAGATCTTCGACAGCCTGCCGGTCATCGACGTCGCCGGCAAGCCGCCGTTCGGCGACATCGGCCGTCCGTGGGTGCGCGACTTCGTCAACGCCGTCTTCGGCGCCTACGACGCCGCGACCGGCCGCCGGCTGATCCAGTATTTCTTTCTCCTGATCGCCAAGAAGAACGGCAAGTCGACCCTCGCCGCCGGCGTCATGGTCGCAGCCCTCATCCGCAACTGGCGGGAATCGGGCGAGTTCTACATCCTCGCGCCCACCAAGGAGGTCGCGGACAACAGCTACACCCCGGCCGCCGACATGGTGCGCGAGCATTCCGTCCTGCGCTCGATCCTCAAGCCCTGCGCGGGCCGCGTGATCGAGCACCGGAACACCGGCGCCACGCTCAAGGTGGTCGCCGCCGACAGCGAGACCGTTTCGGGCAAGAAGACGATCGGCCTGCTGGTCGACGAGCTGTGGCTGTTCGGCAAGCGCGCCGCCTCCGCCAACATGCTGATCGAGGCCGAGGGCGGCCTCGCGAGCCGGCCCGAGGGGTTCGTCATCTACCTCTCGACCCACGCCGACGGGCCGCCGAAGGGCGTGTTCAAGGACAAGCTCGACGAGTTCCGCGCCATCCGCGACGGCAAGATCGTCGATCCGAAGAAGCTGCCGGTTCTCTACGAGTTCCCCGAGCATCTCATCCAGGACGACCAGTTCAAGCATCGCCGCTGGTGGTCGATCACGAACCCGAACCTCGGCGCCAGCGTCGATCCGGACTTTCTCGCCGGCAAGTTGGCGGAGGCGCAGCGGGCGGGCCGGGCGCAGCTCGCGAGCTTCTACGCCAAGCACCTCAACGTCCCGATCGGCCAGGGGCTCAGCGCGGACGGCTGGGCCGGCGCCGAACTCTGGTCCCGGCGGGTCGAGCCCGGCCTCACGCTGGACGCGATCCTCGACCGGTGCGAGCTCTGCACCGTCGGCATCGACGGCGGCGGCCTCGACGACCTGCTCGGCCTCGCCGTCATCGGCCGCGAGCGCGGCACGAAGCGCTGGCTCGCCTGGGGATGCGCGCTGATCTCGACGATCGGCGTCGGGCGCCGCAAGGCGAACGCCGCCGACTATCTCGCGTTCAAGCGGGAAGGCGATCTGACGGTCTTCCGGTTCGACCTCGGCGTCGAGGACCTCTCCGACGACGACGACGATCTCGCCGAGCTCGTCGCCGACGCGCTGCCGCCGGAGACGTCGCCGGAGGGCTGGACGCCCGACGTCGCCAGGGTCGTCGACGTCGTCCGCCGGATCAACGATCGCGGGCTGCTCGCGCAGGTCGGCGTCGACGCGATGGGAATCGGGACGATCGTCGACGCGCTCGCCGAGATCGGCGTCACGCAGGACGAAGAGCGTCTGTTCGCCGTCCGCCAGGGCATCGGCCTGATGGGCGCGTTCAAGACCGTCGAGCGCAAGCTCGCCGACGGCTCCTTCGTCCACGGCGGCGGCCGGCTCCTCTCGTGGTGCGTCGGGAACCTGAAGCTCGTTCAGACCCCGACCGCCGTCCGCCTCGCCCGCGAGGAATCGGGCCTCGGCAAGATCGACCCGGCCTGCGCGCTCTTCAACGCCGGCGCGTTGATGGCCGCCAATCCCGAGCTGCCGGACGCCTCCGTCTACACCGCCGATCGCGGCCTGATCGTCTTCGAATAGGGGAGCGCGCATGTCCTGGCTGACGCGCCTGTTCGGGGCGAAAACCCGCTCCGCCGAGGGCGATTCGGACTGGGGCTTTGGTTGGTTCAACGCCCACGCATCGAGCGGCGTCGAGGTCAATCAGGCGACTGCGCTGACCGCGACCACCGTGATGGCGGCCGCGACGATGCTGTGCGAAGACTTCGCCAAACTGACGCCAACCGTTTTTCAGCGCCTGCCCGACGGCTCGCGCAAGGCCAAGGTCGACCACGAGGTCTACAACCTCCTCTACCGTCCGAACTCGTGGCAGAACTATTTCGAATGGGCGGAGATGATGCAGCTCAGCCTCGTACTGCGCGGCAACGCCTATTCGGTCAAGATCCGCGACCGCCGCGGCAAGGTTTCCGCCCTGATCCCGGTCAACGCCGACTGGGTCGCGCTTTGGGAATCTCCCGACGGCGAGATTTTCTACCGGGTCACGCCGAACGGCCTGCATCTGCGTGCAGAACTCGCTGGCCAGCCGTTCCTGATCCCCGCCGAGGACGTGTTTCACGTCCGCGGATTCTCGATGAATGGCCTCTTGGGCGCCTCGCGCATCTCGCTGGCGAAAGAGGCGATCGGCCTCGCGCTTGGCTATGAGCGCCAGGCGGCGATGTACATGAGCCAGGGCTCGAACGCCTCGGGCATCCTGACGACCGATTCCAAGCTGACGCCTGACGCGGCGAAACGTATGGCGGCCGACTGGAAGGAAAAGCGCTCCGGCGTGCAGAACTCCGGCAAGATCGTGGTGCTCGAGCAGGGCCTGAAATACCAACCGACGGTCTTGAGCGCCACTGACGCCCAGTTCATCGCCGCCAGAAACCTGCAAATTCAGGAAGTGACCCGCATCTTCCGCATTCCGGCGCACATGATCGGCGATCTGGCGCGCAGCACAAACAACAACATCACCCAGCTCGCGCAGGAATACATCAACCTGACGATGAGCGGCTACACCTCGCGCTGGGCGTGGAAGTGGGACACCGACTTCGACCTGCGCGCCGAAAACCTGTTCGTCGACTACGACCTCACGCAGCTTTCCCGCGCCGACGTCTCGACCCGCTACAACAATTACGCCCGTGGCGTGATGGGCGGCTTCCTGAAGCCGAACGAAGCCCGCATCGACGACGGCCGCAATCCGGACCCTGCCGGCGACAAGCTGCTCGAGCCCGCCAACATGAGCGTGATGGGCTCGCAATCGAGCGGAACCGGCGCCGACGGCGGCGGCCGCCCCGCAGACGGCAGCGCCGACCAGTCCGTCAAGCCCGCCCCCTGACCCCTTCGCCCCGTGAAACGGGGAGAAGGTGGCGCGAAGCGCCGGATGAGGGCGGCGCCGCCCTTTACAATTTTTGAGGCCCCCATGCCGACAGCCATCAACATCGCCGATTTTGCCCGCGAGGCGAGCCGCACCCGCGCGACGCCGTTCACTCCCACCGTGCGCTTCGCCACCGTCGCCGAGCCCGTCCTCGCGGCCGACAGCCGCACCGCGAGCTTCGTCTTCTCCGACGAGACGGTCGACCGCTACGGCGACGTGATCTCGGCCAAGGGTTGGGAGCTTTCCAACTTCAACCAGAACCCGATCGCGCTCTTCGGCCACGATAGCGCCTCGGTCGAAAACGCCATTGGTCGGGCGAAGAACGTCCGGGTTGAGGGGACGCGGCTCGTCGGCGACATCGAGTTCATGGGCGCCGACGTCAACCCGACCGCCGCGGCCGTCTGGGAGATGGTCAAAGGCGGCTGGCTCAAAACCGTCAGCGTCGGCTTCGCCCCGATCGAATGGACGCCGTCGAAGACCCGAAAAGGCGGCGTCGATTTCCTGAAGCAGGAGCTGCTCGAAATCTCGATCGTGCCCATCCCCGCCAACCCCAACGCCGTCGCGCTCGCCAAATCCGCCGGCGTCGACGTTGCCCGCCTCAACCTCCTCCCCCTCGCCCGCGAAACGGGAGAGGGACAGCCCGGCGCAGCCGGGCAGGGTGAGGGCTCGCAACACCGAACCGTCGACCCTCGCGCCCTCGCGCGCGCCTACCGCAAGCGCGGCCTCTACGAGGTCTCCTATCTCTGCGACCTGCTCGCCTTCGCCGACTGGGTGTGCGCCCGCGTCGAGGAAGAGGCCGAAGCCGAGCAGGACGGCTCGCCGCTGCCGGCCCGCATGCGCGCCTGGGTCAACGAGGGGGCGGCAATCGCCGCCGCCATGGCCAAGGAAGAGACCGACGAGCTGATCGCCGGCGGGGAAACCGGAAACGTCGAGGCGCAGGTCGCCGCCGGCGTCCAGAAGGCGCTGTCCGCCCTCGGCCTTGGCCGCTCCGGCCGCCGCCTCTCGGCCGAGACCGAAAAATGCCTCCGCGCCGCGCACGAGCATTGCGCCACCGCCGGCAAGCACATCATGACCGTGCTCGAGCCGCCCGACGACGACAACCCTGAGACTGGCGACGACGGCGGCGACAATGCCGACGAAGACCCGGACAACGAGCGCGCACTTCGCGCCCGCAAGGCCCGCGCCCGCGCCGCCCGCAACCGCCTCTGATCACGCATTCGCCGGCGACGTATCGCCAGCGCGATAGACAGGCCGGCCGTTCGAATCGGTCCGTCAGCCGCGGTCGTCGCCCCCTTCCGGTCTCAAAAACCGGACGCCTCAAACCGCCCTTCGGCAAGGCAGCCCGCGGACGTCTGAAAACGTGCGCAATCCCCCAGTGCCGCTCGTTGTGAGACGCGGCCGAAGGAGCCCTCTACATGGACAAGCTCGCTGAGCTGCGCCGGAAACTCGGCGCGCTGACCGACGACCTGAATTCCGCAGAAATCCTCGCCGACGGAAAGGCGTTCGACGCCAAGGAGGCCGAGATCGTCGCGGTCGAGGCGGAAATCCGCCGGGTCGAGGCCGCTCGCGCCCGTTCGGCCTCGCTCGCCCAGCCGGTCTCGGCCGCCGCAGCCGAGCCCGATCCGAACCTCGCCGCCCGCGCCGCGCAGGGTTTCAACCTGCGCGCCTTCAACGGCGGCGGCGAATGCCTGTCGCCGGCCAACTACAATCCGGTGATCGGCCGCCAGTTCGAATCGTACGTTCGCTCCGCCCGCGCCGAGGCCGCCTCGCTCGGCCTGACGGCCAAGGACCTGCCGTTCAAGTCGTTCGGCGAGCAGCTGCAGGCCATCGCCCGCTCGACGCTGGCGACCAAGGCCGGCGGAACGGCCGACCCGCGCCTCGTCCGCGCTCCGACCGGCGCCTCCGAAGTCGATCCGACCGGCGGCGGCTTCCTCGCCCAGGTCGATTTCCAGCAGGCGGTGTTCATGCTCGCCCACGATATGGGCGAAATCCTCTCCCGGGTGAACAAGATCCCGATCAGCGCGGAAGCGAACGGCCTCAAGATCAACGCGGTCGACGAAACGAGCCGCGCCACCGGATCCCGCTGGGGCGGCGTACAGTCCTACTGGGTCGGCGAAGGCACGCAGCCCTCGTCCTCCAAGCCGAAGTTCCGCCGGGCCGAGTTCGACCTCAAGAAACTGTTCTCGCTCGCCTACATGACCGACGAACTTCTGCAGGATTCGACCGCGCTAACCGCCATTCTCGGCCAGGCGTTCGCGGAAGAAATCATGTTCATGACCGAGGACTCGGTGTTCGAGGGCACCGGCGCCGGCCAGCCGCTCGGTATCCTCAATTCGACCGCGCTGGTCTCGGTCGCCAAGGCGGTCGGCCAGCCGACCGCCACCATCGTCAAGGAAAACGTCGATGCGATGTGGTCGCGCCTGTGGTCGCGTAGCCGCAAGAACAGCGTCTGGCTGGTCAACCAGGATGCGCTGCCGCAGCTGATGGGCCTGGCGCAGGTGGTGGGAACCGGCGGCGCGCCGGTCTATCTTCCGCCCGGCGGCTATTCCGGCTCGCCCTATTCGACCCTGCTCGGGCGCCCGGTGATCGAGACCGAATACAGCGCCGCGTTGGGCTCGCCCGGCGACATCGTGCTGGTCGATCTCAGCCAGTATACGCTGGTCGACAAGGGCGGCGTGCAGGCGGCGACGTCGATGCACATCGCCTTCCTGACCGACGAAATGGTGTTCCGCATTACCTACCGCACCGACGGCCAGCCGATGTGGAAGAGCCCGATCACCCCGTTCAAGGGCGGCAACACCCGCTCGCCGTTCGTCGCCATCGCCGCCCGGTAAAGCCCGTCGCCCTGACCCCCTCTCCCCTCGCGGGAGAGGGACAGGCGCCGCAGGCGGCAGGGTGATGGTTCGGAGCGCCGCCCTTTCAATCCCTCGCACTTCAGGAGCCCGCCGCAATGGCCCGCCAGTATTCCCTCCCCGACATGTTCCCGCCCGTCAGTCTGCTTCCGCCCGCGGCCGACGCCGCCGGCCGCACTGGCTCCTACCGCACGCTCAAGGGCGCGGAAAAGGCATGGATCGTCGCCCGCGTCAACCAGGGCAACGCCGCGCAGGTGACCTTCTCGCCGCTGCAGGCGCAGGACGTCTCCGGAACGGCGTCGAAGGCGATCAACGCCGTGCGCGTCTGGCTCGACAACGCCACCGGCACGACCGACGTTTTTGTCGCCCAGACCGCCGGCGCGACCTTCCAATGCGACGCGAGTCTCGCCGACAAGATCGTGATCTTCGAGATCGTCCCCGAGGTCGCGCTCGACATGGCCAACGGCTTCAAGACCATCGCGCTGCAGACCAGCGCATCCAACGGCTCGAACATCACCGAGGCGACGCTGATCGTGTGGGAGCGCTACCAGGGCGCCGACAAGATCAGCACCTACACGAATTGACGATGACCGGAGGGGCGGCGTCTCGCCGCCCCTGACCGCCGCCTTCCCGCATGTCCGGAGTTTCGCCCCATGTCCACCCCGACCAGCACCAAGGCCGAATTCCGCGCCGGCGTGCAATGTGAATTCGACGGCAACACGACGGAGACGGTCGCCGCCGCCTCGGCCTTCGCCTTCGGCGACGAGTTCGTCGGAGCCGGCCACACAGCCGGCATCCCGGCCGCAGGCTCGCCGGCCGTCGGCTATGCCTGGGTCAAGAAGATCGTCGGCGCCGCGCCGCCGACCGTGGCGCTGCAAACCAACTCTTCCGGCGGCATCATCCAGTGCACGCTGCTGGCGACCTCCGAAATCGAGGAGGCAAGCCTCTATTTCAACGATTCGCTGAGCGTCGACACCACCAAGATCGGGCAGGCTGAATGGCGCGCCGCGCTCTCCGTCGCGCCCTCGCTCGCCGGCGTCCAGGCGGCTGTCGGCCTCGGTTCGGCCTGGGTCGGCGGCGCGCTGCCGAACCAGGCGGTCTACATGCTGTTCGGCTGGACCGCCAACAATGCGCTGCTGATCTGGTCGAGGGACGGGCAAGGCAACACCTATAATTTCGCCGCCAAGCCTATTGGCGGTTCGGCGATCGCGACCGATACCAACATGCACCTCTACCGGGTGGACTGGTCGAACCCCGCCGACATCGCCTTTTTCGTCGATGGCGGCCGCGTCAATGCGGTCGGCTCGGTCGTCTGGGCGGCGACCGGCGGCGCGGCGATCCTGCAGCCCTGGCACACCGTGTACAAGACGGCGTCCGCCGGCCTCGCGACGCTGTCAATCGACAAGATCGATATCTTCAACGGCCGGTGAACGTCGACGCCTCCGCGTTCCGTCTCCCCTTGCGGGAGAAGGTGACCGGCGAAGCCCGCCGGATGAGGGGTCGCGCCGCCCTCGAAAGGCCCCCATGCGCTCCCCGCTGGACCGCGCGCTCCGCGCCACACATCGCAACCCTGACACCGCCGAGGCGCTTCCATGGCTGGTTCGATCGCCGTTACAGAAACCCTGCTCGGCGGAAGCATCGTCAAATATGCGGTCCAATGGACCGCCGACGGCTCCGGCAACCTCAACGCCTCGACCTTCGACATCGGCCGCGGCCGCATCTGGGGAATCAAGTTCGTTCCCGGAACGCCCGCCCCGACCACCGGTCACACGGTGAAGCTGCTCGACCCTGACGGCGCAGACCTTCTCTCCAACGCCGGCGCCTCGGTATCTGGGACCGCCGCGACCTTCGGGACGCTTCTGGCGCAACTCCAGTTCGTCGAGGGCTTCGCCGCCATCACGCCGACCGTGACGGGCGCCGGCGCGCTGGCGCAGGCGACGCTGACCGTCATCGTCGGCCCCTGATATGGGCCCTCCCGCGACCATCTCGACCGTCGTCACGCCGGCCGCGAGCCCAAACCTCGTCGATATCGCCACCGTCAAGATGATGCTCGGCCTGACCGACACGTCCGCCGACGCCTTTCTCGCCCTCCTGATTCCGCAGGCCTCCGCCGCTGCGGCCAATTTCACCAACAACAAGTTCGTCGTCGAGACGATCCTCGACCAGATCTTCCCCGGCCGCGACGGCCGCCCGTGGACGCTTCGCACCGCGATCGCGCCGCTGCAACTGTCGCGCTGGCCGCTGGTTTCGGTTGGGAGCGTCATCGAGACCATCGCCGGGACGCCGACGACGCTGATTTCCGGGACCGACTATCTGGTCGACGCCGTGAACGGCCAGCTCGTCCGCCTCGACAGCTTCGGCTTTCCCCGCGCGTGGGGGTCCGATCCGGTCGCCGTCACCTTCACCGCAGGCTTCGCCGCGATCCCGTTCGAAGTGGTCGCCGCCGTGGTCGAGATCGTCAAGATCGCCTATTATGCGCAAGGCCGCGACCCGATGGTCAGGAGCCAGAACGCGCCCGGCGTGTTCGAGCAGGCGTTCTGGTTCGGCAACGGCCCCGGGGTCGACAACGAACTCCCGCCCTCGATCGCGGGAAAACTGTTGAACTACCGCATGCCGGTGGTCGCATGAGGCGCGCCGCGAAGCCGCCCGTCGGAAGGAAACCATGAGGATCGACCGCGCCGCCGCCGCCGCGACCGCCGCCGCGATCCGCCTGCGCGGCCAGCCCGTGACCTTCGCCAGGCTGTCCGGCACGCCGCCGAACGTCGTCCAGACGCCCCTGAACGGAGCGGCGGTCACGGCCTTCGTCGAAGACTATCAGGCCGACACCACGGCGACCGCCGCGACAGGATGGTCGGCTTCTCAGATCGGGTCGATGGAGCTTGGCGACCGCCATCTGATTGTGATGCTTTCCGACCTCGCCGCCGCCGGCTTCCCCGGCTTGCCGCAGAAAGGCGACCAGGTGACGCTGACCCTGCCGGCCGAGACGCTGACGATCACCAAGGTCGACCCCGCCCGGCGGGCGCTCGCCGGCGCGATCGACCTCTACGGCGTCGGGCTGGCCTGATGCCCTCGATCCGCTTCTCGTTCGAGCACGCCAACTTCGACGCCAGGATCGACGCCGTCCTGCCCGACACCGAGGACGCGCTCGAGCGCGCGCTCGGCCCCGTCGCGTCCGACATGGCCGACGCCGCCCGCAACGCCGCGCTCGCCCACATCCGCTTCGAGGGGACGAAGCCCGGCCAGTACCTCGCCTCGATCTATGGCGGCACGTTCCGCGGCCCCGGCGTGGTCGGCGGCTTCGTCCGCTCCGGCTCGCCGCTCGCCCATCTGCTCGAACTCGGCGCCTCGACGCCCGCCCACGACATTTTGCCGAAGGCGGCCGCCGCGCTCGCCTTCGACGGCTCCGCCGGTCAGGTGTTCGCCAGCATCGTCCACCATCCCGGCGCGACCATCCCGGCCTATCCGGCGCTTTCGCCGGCGTTCGACGCGGCGCGGGGCGCGATCGCCGCCGCGATCGAGAGCGCCGCCAAGGGATAGTCACCGCGCCGTGAGGCGCGAAGGGACAACCAGGAACCGCGCCGTCAGGCGCGCAAGGGCGCAAAGCCCCGTCTCGAGACGGGGCGTCTTTCGACGCCCCTTTGGCCGCCCGCGCTGATGCGCGGAACGCCTCGAGCGCCGGACGGCGCGAAGGGAAAGGCAAAAATGGCGACCACCCGCGAACAGGCGATCGAAGCCCTCTTCGCCACCCTCTCCTCCGCTTACCCCTTCGGCGCGGCCACCCGACGCCTCGCCGCGCCCGAGCAGCTCGCGACCCCCGGAAAGCCCGGCTTCGGCCTCGTCGTCCACCACGAGGCCTATCACCGGCCGAACCTGAACGTTCCGCCGCGCCGCACCCTCACCGCGCTCGCGGTGATCTATGTCGCGACCGGGGCGAACCCGAACGGCGTCCCCGACGCGCTGTTGAACCCGATCAAGGACGCGTTCGACGCGGCGCTCGCGCCCGACAATGTCCAGACCGGGACCTGCACGCTCGGCGGCCTCGTCTTCGCCTGCGGCATCCGCGGCGACGTCGTCCAGGCGCCGGGCGACAAGACCGGCGCCGGCCTCGCCGTGATCCCGATCGACATCGTCCTTCCGTGACCTCAAGCCGCGGTCGCTGACCACGGGTCTCCCTCAAGCCGCGGTCGCTGACCGCGGGTCTCCCTGTAGCCGCGGCCGCCGACCGCGGGTCTCCCTGTAGCCGCGGTCGCTGACCGCGGCCCGCGACCAGCGGTCGCGGCTACAAACGCCGTCCCTCTGACCATCGGAGCCCCCAAAAATGTCCGCAGCCGTCTTCGGCCCTGGCGTCATCATCGTGACCCGCACCGACACCGCGATCCCGGTCGCCTTCAACATCGGCTACGCCAACGAGTTCTCGCTCGACATTTCGGCGCCGACCAAGCAGCTGATGGGCCAGAACCAGTTTCCGATCGCGGTCGCCCGCGGCGTCGCCAAGGTGACCGGCAAGGCCAAGGCCGCGGTTCTCTCCGGCCAGGTGTTCAACGCCGCCTTCTTCGGCCAGTCGTTCACCGCCGGCAAGGACAACTATTACTTCAACGAGCCGCACACGCCCTCGACCACGACCCAGGTCGTCACCAACACCACCGGCGGCATCGTCGACCTCGGCGTCACCTACGCCGCGACCGGCATTCCGCTGGTCCGTGTCGCCACCGCCTCGGTCGCCGGGACCTATTCGGTCGTGCAGTCGACCGGGACTTATACCTTCGTCGCCGCCGACGAGGTCGCGCTCAACTTCAACTATTCGAATTTTTCCTCCGCCTCCGGCCAGCAGCTCAACATCACCAACCAGCTGATCGGCGTTACCCCGACCTTCCAGCTCGATTACTGGACCAACCTCAACCAGCCGGCCGCCAAACCCTTCGCCGTCCGCCTGTTCTCCTGCGCCGGATCGAAACTGCAGATCGCCTCGAAGATCGAGGATTTCGTTCTGCCGGAGCTCGATTTCGAGGTCTTCGCCAACGCTGCGGGGCAGGTGATGAACATCAACTTCCCGGATCTCGGCTGACGCGCTGTAGGGCGGCGTCGCCGCCGCCGCCCGGCGCGCTCAGCGGGCGCGCCCTACAGCGCCAACTTTGGGAGATTCCATGCCAAACACCATCGCCCTCGGCGGCAAGACCTGGACGCTCCCCGCGCTCCCGTGGCGGATCGTGCGCGAGGTCCAGCCGGAGATCGGAAAATTCTTCGCCCTCGCCGGCGACGGCGGGACGAACACGTTGCGCCTGACGACCGCCGAACTCGACGCCCTCGCCGGCGTCGTGTTCAGGGCCGCGGGCCACGTCGACCGCACGCTGACCCGCGAAGCCTTCGACGACCTCGCCTTCTCGCCGCTCGACGTGGTCAGGGCGATTCCCGCCGTCGCGCGCGCCTGCGGCCTCGTCAAGGAGAGCGCCGCCGCGCCCGACCCTTTGGACGCCCGGCCGCCGGCGCCGGACGAGTAGACGACCCCTGGCCCGGCCTGATCGCGCTGGCCTGCGCCTCGACCGGCTGGACGGCGGCCGCCGTCCTCGACCAGATGACCTTCGAACTCTGGTCCGCCTTCCGCGAGGAATGGAAAATCCGGCCGCCCGTCCACTGGCTGGTGGCGAAATTCGTCGGCTACGAGCCGCCGGAAGACAAGCAATACATGGACGCCGACGCCTTCAAGGCGTTCATCGACGCCTCCGGCGGCGTCCTCGACGGCGTGCGGCGGGCGTGACGCCTCTACCCGAACTCCCGCCAGAACTCTTCGTCCTTCATCGAAAATATCCCGAGCGCCTCGACGAAGGCGAACAAAGCCGGAAATGCCGTCCAGAAGAACAGAAGGTAGACCAGCCCGAGGCCCCAGCGGCCGAGGTAGAACTTGTGCACCCCGAACCAGCCGAGAAAAAGCGCCAGCAGCCCTGCGGTTGTCCGGCTGACGGTCGGCGGCTGGGCGACGACAAAGACCGGGACGGCCCTCTCGGGGGCGGCCAGAGCCTCGGCGACGAACCGTTCGCCGAACCGCGCCGCGTCACTCGACGGACCAGAGTGCGTCAGGAGAGGCGGTCCGACCCTCGCTGCGAATGCAGGAGAAAGCCCCGGCTGCGGCGCTCCGCAATAAGGGCATTCCGTCGAATCGACGCGCAACGGGTCGCCGCATTCGACACAGAATTTCACCCGGCCAGCCATGGCCGCGAATCGTAAACAACTTCCACGAAGCGCGCAATGCACGCTCAGCGTGCGGCAAGGGCCTTTTCGAGGATGCGACGAATCGCCTCGGGCCGGGAAATCGGATGCGGTTCCGATCGGATGAAAGCGTCGAGGCGATCGAGAACGCCGGGCTGGAGACGCACCCCAACAAGCGTCCCCGGCTCTTCCGGGCGCGGCTTTCGTGCTACCACGTTATCACGAATTGACGACTTCATGTCATCGTGATAACACGAAACAGTCGGGCCGCCAAGACGCAGCAACGCCGTGACGGCCCTAACCGCAACAACCTGTGTGTGAGGTCGTCATGGCTGCCGCCAACAATAGCACATCTTCAACCCGACGCTCCATTGGCTTGACGGCGTCTCTGCCGTTTCTCTCGGCCGCGCCAGGGCCGGAACCGGTCGCTGACCATTCGCCCGATTTCGCCGTGCTGCGCACGCTGTTCGATGAGGCCATCGCCGTCGAGCGCGCCACGCCGGTCGCCTCTCGCGACGCGGCGCTAAACCGCACCCGGGCCATCGTCGATCGCATTCTGGCCACGAAAAGCGAGACGCTTGAGGATTTGCGGCTGAAGGCGCTGGCTGTGGCTTGGTGTCGCGACTTCGAGCCGGTTACGCTCGCCAGCTTCGACCACGACATGAGCCTCGACCTTCGCCTCGCCGTGTCGATCGTCAGCGACCTGCTGCTGATCTGAGGTCGGCCGCCGCCATGGCCGATGATGGCCTTGTCGCGCTGGATCGGCTGCGTGAGGTTCTTGCCTATGACCCGGCGACGGGCAGTTGGACGTGGCTGGTAACCAACAGCAACCGAGCGAGGGCTGGCTCGCTCGCGGGCTGGGCTGCTGATGGGTACGTCAACATCAAAGTTGATGGCCGCGTGTATCGGGCGCACGTCTTGGCTTGGTTCTACATGACGGGTTCTTGGCCTGAGACCCATGTCGATCATCGGGACCGCGACCGCAGCAACAATCGGTGGCGAAATCTCAGGGAAGCCACGCATTCGCAAAATCTTTCGAACTGCAAGGTCCGGAAAGACAATGCAAGCGGCGCGCGCGGCGTGTCTTGGGACGTTGGCCACGGAAAATGGCGCGCCTATGGAAACGTAGATGGTAAGCGCCACAACATCGGATACTTCGAGAAGAAAGATGACGCCGTCGCCGCCCGTCGCCGATGGGCTGAAAGCAGCTTCGGCGAGTTTGCCGGAGCCTTTTGACGCAATCCTGCCGCGCCTGCTTAGGAAGCCCTAATGTCGCAAGACGTGTACGTCTCGTTCGGCGCCGAGACCGGCGACCTCGAGGCCGCTATGGCCAAGACCAAGGCGGAGGTGTCGAGCCTCGGCCGCGAACTCGCCCAGACCGCGCGCGAGATGCAGAAGTCCGGCCAGGACATGGATTCGTCGCTCGGCGAGCACCTGAAGGCGATCGGCGCGAAGATGGCCGAGGCCAAGGAGCACATGGCCGAGCTGAAGACGGAAATCCGCGAGGCGGGCGAGGGCCGGGAGGGGGGCCTCTCCGGCCTTGCCGAGGCGCTGAAGACGCCGCTCGAATCGATCGAGGCGCTGAAAGGCGCGCTCGCCGGCATGGCCGAGATGGTCGCCGGCGCCTTCGCGCTGGAAAAGATCGTCGAGTGGGTCAACGAGACGGCGGAGGCGGCGGAAAAGATCGAGCGCGAGGCCGAGGCGCTCGGGCTCGCGGTCGGCGCGATCCAGAAGTTCCGGGCCGAATCGACGCTGGCCGGCGTCTCCGCCGACGGCGTCGTCCAGAGCATGGAAATGCTCCAGCGCATGTTGACCAAGGTCGAGAGCGCCGGCAGCCCGGCCGCCGCCGTGCTCAAGGCGATGGGGATCGCCGGCGAAGAGTTTCGCTCGCTCGACATGGCGGGCCAACTCGAAGAGCTGGCGCAGGGGTTCGAGAAATTCGCCGACGGGCCGAAGAAGCTCGCCGCGGCGATGACGCTGTTTCGCGGCAACGGCGAGGAGATGCTGAATTTCCTCAACCGCGGCAAGGAGGGGTTCGAGGAGCTCGGCCAGAAGGTCGACGAGACCGGCGTCGTCATGGACGGCGCGACCGTCGGCGCGTTCGCCAAGCTCAAGGAAGCCGAGAACGAGCTGGGGCTCGCGACCACGGCGCTGAAGCAGGATCTGGAGACCGGCCTCGCCGGCCCGCTGATCAGGATCATCGGCCTTGCGATCCGCGCGACCGAGGCGATCGACCGGTTCTACCGCTCGGTCAAGAACCCGCCCCTGATCACCGGGGCCGATTTTTCCGCCCCCGCCGACATTCCCGTGCTCGACCCGACCGGCTCGGCGCTGAAGGACGCGATGGCCGGCGGCCCGGGCCGCAACGTCAACGTGCACAAGGGCAAGCCGGAATTCCCCGACATCAACGTCGGCCGCGGCGGAAAAGGCGGCGGCGGGGGCGCCGGCCACGACGATTCCGCCGCGGTCGCGCGCGAGCAGCTTCAGGACGAGCTCTCCGACGTCAAGGACGCCGCGAAACAGAAGCTCGACGCCTACAACGACGATCTCTCCCATCACCGGACCTCGGTCGCCGCGTGGCTGAAGGATTCTGAAACCGTCCTCAATCAGGAAGCCGCCGACGTCAAGAAACTCTACGACGAGGAGGCCTCGCTCGCCGGCCAGACCGCGGCCGAAGTCGCCCGGATCAAGCGCCAGGAGCGGCAGGCGCTGCGCCAGATCAACGACCAGATCGCCGCCGACGAACGCAAGGCGGCGGACGAAGCGCAAAAGTCGTGGGAGTCCTCGCTCTCGACCATCACCGGCGCGTTCAATTCGGCGCTGAAAGGCATGATCAGCGGCCATGAGACCTTCCGCCAGGCGATGATGAAATCGCTCGAAGGCCTCGCCTTCAAGGCGCTCGACCTGATCGAGCAGACCGTCATCCACCACATCGCCGGCGAACTCGCCAAGACCGCCGCGACCGCCGCCGGCACGGCGGCGCGCACGGCCGCCGAGACCGGCGCGGCCGGGGCCGGCGCCGCCGCCGACGCCGCCGCGGCGCTGAAATCGATCATGACCTCCGCCGCCGAGACGTTCGCCGGCGTGTTCGGCTTCTTCGCCCCGGTCATGGGCCCGTTCGCCGCCGGCCCGGCCGCCGCGGCGCAGGCCACCGTCATGGGCGCGGCCGGCTCGATCGCCTCGGCCGACATCGGCATGTGGCAGGTTCCGGGCGACCAGCTCGCGATGATCCACAAGAACGAGCTTGTCATGCCCGCGGGGCAGGCGGGCGCGTTCCGCGACCTTCTTTCCGGCGCGGCCTCGGGCGGGAACGCCGGCGGCATGGCGATCCATCCGACCACCAACATCTCGGTCAGCGGCGTCGCCGACGCCTCTTGGTGGCGCAACAATTCTTCCGACGTCGTCAAGGCGGTCGAAAGCGGCGTCCGCTCTGGCGCAGCGCTCGCCTCGAAGCGCCTGCGGGCGTTCTGAATGGGGGCTCCGCAGGCGCTTGGCGTCCACCTTCTGCCCTCGACCGGCGAGTGGGCCTATGACACGGTCGCGACGTCGGCCGCGCAATGGGACCTGTTCACCGGGACCATCGAGACGGCGAAGCCGACAAACACTTATGCCGGCGGCGGCTCGACCACGGATTACACGCTCGCGCTCAACCAATTGCAGGCGCAGCATCCGGAAACGACGACGGTTTCCGTGGTCGTCTCATGGTTCTTCGATTCGACCGACGCCTCGAAGTGCCGCATCTACCCTTCGACGATCTATCTTTTGGGCGGCGTCTGGCAGGGCGGCGTTGCGACGCACTGGTATTGCTCGGGCCTGACCGAAGCGACCTTCCCGGGCGTCATTCCGCTGCCGATGACCGGCGCAGACAGTTCGGCGATGCTCAAATACTTCGCCGGGCTCCTGCCCGATCCCAGCGCCGCGCTCGGGAGCTACATTTACGGTGGGACGCCGAGCGACCCGTCCATTGTGCGCTGCATTCAGGATTTGAAGGCGCGCGGGTTCAAGGTCGTGTTCTATCCGTTCCTGCTCGCGACCTGCGCCGGCTATCCCTGGCGCGGGCGCATCACCTATTCGCCCGATCTCTCGAGCGCCGCGGCCGCGGCCGTGAACGCGTTCCTGGGGCCGGCGACTACGGGCATGTTCAGCCGCGACGCGGTCAATCTGACGGTCGGTTACAGCGGCGGCGCGACGACCGATTGGACCTATCGCCGGATGATCCTGCATTACGCGAACCTGTGCGTGATCGCCGGGGGCGTGAACCTGTTCGTGATCGGATCAGAACTCCGCGGCCTCGAGACGATCCGCGGTCCGGCCTGGACCAAGGCCGGGACGCTCGACGGCGGCGGAAAGGCGGTCTGGGATTATCCCTTCGTCGCCGGGCTCGTGACGCTCGCCAACGACGTCCGCTCGGTCTTCGACGGCGCGGGACTGACGAAGAACCTGTCGACGCACAAGAACCTCATCACCTATTCGGCCGACTGGTCGGATTGGATGGGCTATCAGCATCCGGGGCAAAACGGCCAATGGCCGCATCTGGACAGTCTTTGGTCTTCGTCAAATATCGACGTGGTGAGCTTCGACAACTATCTGCCGCTGAGCGACTGGACGACTGGCTCCGGCGGTCTAGACGTTCTGAATTGGAGCGCGCCAGCGCCGACCGGGCCTTGGCCGCCTGGCAGTTCGACCATGAGCGGGCTTGGGCTCAGTGGCTTGCCGACGATTTACAGTCTGCCCTATCTCGAAGCGAACATTGAGGGCGGGCAGTATTTCAACTGGTTTTACAACGACGGCAACAACCTCGGCCGCGGCCTCGATCCGAACAACTCGGGCCAGATCGTGTCCCTGCCCGAAGGTGACAGGCTTACGCAAAGCCGCAACGCCTATTCGAGCGGCCAGCAGATCCTCGCGCCGAAGCAATTGCGCTGGTGGTGGAACAACACGCATCAGGCCGTCTATGACACCGGCTCGGGCTGGGTTCCGCAGGGCGCGCAAACCGAATGGGTCGCGCAGTCCAAGAGCATCATCACGCTCGAATATGGTTGCTCCAACGCCGACAAGGCGACCAATCAGCCGAACGTCTTCTTCGATCCGAAGTCGACCGAGAGTTACACGGCGTTTTGGTCGGCGTGGGCGCAGTACGGCTCGAATTGGGCGCCGGTGCGTGACGACACGATTGCCGCGCTCTACATTCAGGCGGTCTATAACTACTGGCTGAGCGGGTCGAACAATCAGACGAGCGGCGGCGGCGTTCAAATGCTTCTGCCGACGTTCTGTTGCCTGTGGAATTGGGACGCCCGCCCGTTCCCGATATACCCGCTCGACGGCTCGGCCTGGGGCGATACCGGGAATTGGAGCGCGGGCGATTGGTTCACGGGGCTTCGAACGCCGCTTCCGCCGCTGGCGCCGAGCGCGGACCCGACGCCGCCGGCCTATGCGACCTTCCCGACGATCGCGACGCTTGGATGGTCGGTGCATGTCCGCCCGCGCTTCGCGACCGACGTTGCAAGCCATGTCTCGGGCCGCGAGGTCCGCAACCCGCGCTTCGTCGCCCCGCTCTATGACTTCGAACTGACGTTTGAGGTCTTGCGATCGGACGCGGCGCACCAGGAATTGCAGGCGCTGGCCGGCTTCTTCGAGGCGATGGGCGGCGCCGCGACGCCGTTTTGGTTCTCGCCGCCGAACCTGTCTGGCGGCCCGTATCTCTGCCGCTTCGCCGACGACGTCCAAGATTTCGAGGAGTTCATGACGATGCTGTTCAAGCTCGGGACGTGCAAGCTGCAGGGGGTCCGTGGTTGACCACGCCTCCATCGTTCCCGACCCTCGCCGGGCTCGGCTGGTCGGTCCACAAGAAGCCGACGTTCAGCACGATCATCGGCGCGCACGCCTCCGGGCGTGAGGTCAGGACCCCGCTTTACGTCAACCCGATCTGGACTTTCGAGGTCACGATCGACGGGCTGTCGTCGTCCGCGACCGCGTTTCCCGGCCTCGGCGCGAACTCGCAACAGGCGCTGCTCGGCTTCTTTCTCGGCCTTCAAGGCAAATATGGAACATTCCTGTTCACCGATCCGACCGACTCCAGCGTGACCGCCGGCGCGCTCGGGACCGGCGACGGGACAACGACCACGTTCACCTTCGCGCGCTACATGGGCGCCTTCCTCGAGCCGGTCGGCTGGGTGACGGCGGTTTCGAACGTCTACTTGAACGGCGTCAATCAGGCGTCCGGATGGTCGCTCACGACCCCGAACAGCCTCGTTTTCTCCGTTGCGCCTGGCGCGGCCGTGGCGATCACGGCCACCTTCACCTTCGCCTTCCAGTGCCGTTTCGACGACGACGCGATGGACTTCGAGCAGTTCATGTCGAACCTGTGGAAGGTCGACAAGATCACTTTCCGAAGCGTGAGGGCGTCATAATGCTTATTGGCCTCGTTGGGATTGCCTTTGCCAGCGTTCGCCGGGGCCGCCCGGCATGAAGATCAACAGTTTCCTCGGCTACATCAGTGGCTCGACCCTGACAGTGACGTCCGTCCTATCCGGGACGGTCGGCACGGGGCAACTGTTCAACAATAGCGGCCTGTTGTCGGTTGCGGTTTCGGTAACGGGGCAGACCGGCGGAACGACTGGCGGGGCAGGAACCTATTCGCTATCGAACAGTTCGAACGGCAGCGTGGGTTCATCTGGCTCCCCGGTGGCGTTCAGCACGCATCCCCTCTGGCCGCTGATCGGCTCGGGCGGCTCGGCGATTGCGAACCCGGACAGCCCGATCGCCTTCGCCGAGTGCTACACCTTCACCACGTCGACCGGCGCGGCCTACCGCTGGACGTCCTACGATCAGCCGATCCCTTACGGCGGCTATGTCTTCTCGGCCTCCGGGCCGCTCGTGCAAGGCCTCAAATCGAAAGCCAATGTCGGCCTCGAGGTCGACCGCCAGCAAATCCAGATCTCCGCCACGCCGGCCATGCTCATCAACGGCGCGCCGTTCCTGATCGCCTTGCGCGATGGCGCTTTCGACGGCGCCGCGGTGCAGCGCGATCGGGTCTTCATGTCCTCGCCGGGCGGCTCGGTCGTCGGCGGCGTGACGATGTTCAAGGGGTTCATTTCGACCGTCGACCAGGTCGGGCGGACCATGGCGACTGTGACCATCGCCAGCGCGCTCGTGATCCTCGATTACGACATGCCGCGCAACCTGTTTTCGCCGACGTGCATTCATTCGCTGTACGATGCGGGCTGCGGCGTTCCCCGCGGGACCTTCGGGGCCAGCGGGACGGCGGCGAGCGGATCGAACGCCTCGACCGTCGTTTGGTCCGGCGCGGTCGCGGGCCACCGTGGCGGCTCGCTGGTCTGGACGTCCGGCGCCAACGCCAACGTGCGCTCGACGGTCAAGAGCGTAAGCGCTGGGGCCTCGCTCGGCCTCATGTACCCGCTGCCGTTCGCCCCGACCGTCGGCGACGCCTTCACGGTGTACTACGGCTGCGATCACACGCAATCGACCTGCCAGAACGTGTTTGGCAACCTCGCAAACTTCCGCGGCTTCCCCTACGTGCCGCCTCCGGAGATGGCTTACTGACATGAACGACGATCCCATTCTTCAGTTCTTCGCCTGGTCGCATCTGCCGCCTCATCTTAAGGCGGTCAGCAAGCCGTTCGGCGATCTCGCGACGTCGATCGCCGAGACTCTCCCGGACAATCCGGAACGGAACGTCGCGCTCCGAAAACTGCTCGAGGCGAAGGACGCGGCCGTTCGCGCGAGGCTCTTCAGGTGACCGAGGAAGAGGGCCGCGCGGCCGTGGTCGAGGCCGCCCGCGCGTGGCTCGGGACGCCCTACCATCACCTTGGCGACATCAGGGGCGTGGGCGTCGACTGCGCCATGCTCTTGGTGCGCGTCTACGTCGACCTTGGCCTCATCGAGCCCTTCGACCCGCGGCCCTACTCGCCCGATTGGATGCTCCACAACGGCGAGGAACGCTATTTGACCCTTCTCCTGGCCCGCTCGCGCGAGATCCCGCGTGCCTCGGTCGGGCCCGGCGACTTCATCCTGTTTCGCTTCGGCCGCTGCTTTTCCCATGGGGGCATCGTGACCAAAACCGACCCGCTGACGATGGTCCACGCCTTCATGCCGGCGCGCCGCGTGATCGAAGACGAGCCGGAGCGCAGCGAACTCGGAATCCGGCTGCAAACCGCGAAATTCGCGAGCTATTGGGGCTGATCCGTGGGCTTCCTCCGCGGCAACCGCAACCAGGTCAAGCCGGATTACACCGGCCTGCAGATCCAGACATCCGTCTCGACGCTGCCGATTCCGATTGTCTGGGGGCAGGGCAAAGTCGGCGGAAACGTCATCTGGTACACGGACTTTATCGCCACCCCGCTTCATGCCAGCGGCGGAGGGGGAGGCAAGGGCGGCGGGTCGCAGATTTCCGGCTATAACTACAACGTCAACGTCGCCATGGCGCTGTGCGAGGGGCCGGTTAATCTTCTGACCGTCTACAAAGACCAAAGCCTTTACCTCTATCAGTGGCTCGGCCTGACCTTTTACAACGGTTCTACGCCGCAAGGCGTGTGGGCGGGCTTCGAGGCGGTGTCGACGAGCCAATTGCTCGCTTACCAGGGAACGGCCTTCGTCGCGGCCCTCTACTACAACCTCGGCGATTCCGGCTCGCTCGGAAACCATAATTTCGAGGTCCAGGGGATCCTTGCCGGGACCGGCGTCAACGGGATCGACGCCGATCCGGCCCAGGTCATCAACGACTTTCTGACCAACGGGCAATATGGCGTCGCGGGCTTGAACGGCGCGACCTTCCCGTCCGCGATGATAAACGGCGCGACGCTGTTCGGCTCGGGCGGCGATTCGAGCCTACAGACCTATTGCAAGGCGCTGGGGATTTGCTTCTCGCCGGTCCTGACGTCGCAGGAACAAGCCTCCTCGATCCTCACGCGCTGGCTGCAAATCTGCAACTGCGCGGCCGTGTGGTCGGGCGGGATGCTGTCGTTCGTTCCCTACGGCGATTCCTCGATCGGCTCGGGCTCATCGAGCACGATCACGGCGCAATTCACCATTCCGACGCCGATTCCGCCCAACTCGACCAGCGAGCCGCAGATCCCGGCGCAAGTCCCGGTCTCGTCGCCCGCGCAGTTCGCCAGCGACGGCGGGGTCAAATATGCTTCGACCGGCGCCGCGCTGACCTTCCTGCCGGGCGTCACCATCCCGACCGCGGCCGGAACCTATGGTTGCGTGAACGGGACCTATTATTTCGCGCCGCCCGACGAGGGCTTGGCCGTCATCGTCACCTATACCGTCCAGACGGTCACAAGCTTTGTCCCGAATCTGACGCCGGCCTATGCGATCGGCGACAACAATTTCGTGGACGAGCGGGGCAACAAGGACCCGCTGCAGGTCGAGCGGGTCGACATTTTCAGCCTGCCGACGATCCAGCGCATCGAAGTTTCGAGCCGGTCAAATCGGTATTCGCCGGTCCCTGTCGAGGCGCGCGACCAGGCGATGATTGAACAGTTCGGCCCGCGGGTCGGTCCGGTCATTCAGGCGCACGAGATTTGCGACGAATTCACCATCGGCCCGCTCGTCGCGCAAACACTCCTACAACGCGAGCTCTACGTCCGCGCCAAGTTCACCTTCAAACTGTCGTGGGAGTTCTGCCTTCTCGACCCGATGGACATTGTCACGCTGACGGACGCCAACCTTGGGCTTTCGAACTATCCCGTCCGAATCATCAGCATCGACGAAGACGACAAGGGCCTCCTGACCGTCGTTGCCGAGGAGCTTGTGACCGGCGTTTCGAGCCCGGCCTATAACCCATCCGCGGGCGCCGGCTCGGCGCTGCCGTCGTTCGGAGCGCCAGCCTGGGGCGTCAACACGCCGCTCGTCTTTGAGCCGCCGACCACGATCACGGGCGGCGTCCCGCAACTCTGGCTCGGGGCCTCCGGTCAATACGGCCAGACGATGCAATGGGGCGGGGCCTATGTCTGGCTCTCGGTCGACGGGGTCAATTTCTCGCAGATCGCGACGCTCGATGCGCCGCTGCGCCAAGGCTTCCTGACCGCGCCGCTGCCAAGCGCGAGCGGATGGGATTCGACCGACACGCTCGCCGTCTCGCTCACCGAAAGCGGCGGGACCTTGACCGGGACCTCCCAGGCCGCGGCGCAGGCCGGCGGCACGCTTTCGCTGATCGACGGCGAACTCGTCGCCTATCAAAACGCTGCGCTGACCGGCGCGAACGCCTACAGCCTGACCGGCTTGCAGCGCGGCATGGGCGGGACAAACGCAGCCGCGCATGGCACAGGCGCCCCGTTTGCGCGCCTCGACAGCGCGGTTTTTCAATACACGTTGCCGCAAAACCTGATCGGCCGGACGCTTTATGTGAAGTTCCAGAGCTTCAACGCCTTCGGCGGCGGCGTCCAGTCGCTTGCGAATTGCACAGCCTATACCTTCGCGGCGACGGGAACCTCCGACCCGATCGCGGCGCAGCTTTTGAGCGGCGCGCCGCTGGATCTCGGCGCGGTCAATGCGTCGCCGACGCTGAGCGACGATTTCGGCGTCCTGGGCGGCGGCGTCGCCAGCATCATCGACCTGGGCGTCATCACGCTTTCGGACCCGATCGCGACGCAACTCCTCTCAGGATCGGCGGTCGATCTCGGCCCGGTGACAGGCGCCGCGACCGTCTTCGACGACTTCGGCCAGATCACGATTGTCGTCACGCAAACCGTTAACCTCGGGACTGCCCCATAAATGAGCGAACAGCTACAGCTTAGGCGCGGCACGGCCGCGAGCGTCGCCACCTTCACGCCCGCGCAAGGCGAACTCGCCGTCGACACAACCTACTACAAGCTTTACGTCGGCGACGGTGCGACCGCGGGCGGCTGGTCGGTCGCCATGGCGCAGCGCCGGGCGCTGGCGGCCTCCGGAACGACCATCCTCGGGACGGACCGGATCATCGCGCACACGACACTTTCGGGCGCCGTGACCGACACCCTGCCGGCGGCCTCCGCCTTCCCGGTCGGCGAGCGCCTGCTTGTGATCGACGAGTCCGGGTCCTGCTCGACCACCAACACGATCACGGTCCAGCGCGCCGGATCGGACACGATCGGCGGCGGCGTGACCTCGATCGCGGTCAATGTCCCCTACGGCTTCCTCGCGCTCGAATCGAACGGGTCGAACGCCTGGACGGTGACAGACTCCTTCCTCGCCGCGCAGGCCCCGCACGGCGCCTCAATGCAATTCGCCGTGCTCGAGATCACGTCGGGCGCTCTGAGCGGCGCGCTGGTCACGCTGTCGAACGTCGTTCCGGCCAACTGCATCGTGTTTTCGGTCGGCGCCTACGTCACGACCACGATCACGGGCGCAACCTCCTATTCGGTCGGATGGAACGGCCCGGGCGGATCCTCCTCGACCTTCGGCTCCGGCCTCTCGCTGCCGGCAGGCTCGGCGAATTACGGGCTGATCGGGCCGACCGCGAACTATTCGCTCGCGAATCTGACGCTGACGCCGGCCGGCGGCAACTTCACCGCCGGCGCGGTCCGGCTCTCGATCCATCTGGCCTTCTGCAACCCGTCGTCCTCGTAACCGGAGTTTTCCGCATGCGCTATCTCGTTTTCGCGTGTCTCCTGCTGGCGCAGGGCGTGGGCGAAGCCCGCGCCGAGATGACGCCCGTCGCTCCCGGCCAGTACGGGATCGGCGGCTTCGGCCCGATTGTGCTCAGCATTCCGGACGGCGCGGCTTTCGCGACCGTCTGCGCCGAGGGCGCGCCCGCGCGCTTCACCACCGACGGCGTCACGGTCCCGTCCGGCCGCATCGGCATGCCGCTCCCTGCCGGCGAATGCGTCGCGCTCTCCGGCCCGGCGGTGCTGTCGGCCTTCCGCGCGGTCGCGGCCGGAAGCCTCGACGTCGAGTATTTCCGATGAGGCTCGCCCTGTTCGCCGCCCGGATCGGCGGCCTCCTCGAGCCATGGATGTGGGCCTGCGCCGCGGCGCTGTTTGCGCTCTCCGCGCAGCCCGCCCCGGCGCAGACGACGCCGGGCTCGATCGCGCGCGCGACAGCGCTCGGCGGCGGCGCGATCGTGATCGGCAATGTCGACATCCTCGGCTCCGGCGGCGCGGTTCTCGACAGCGCAGCCGGCACGAGCGCCGCGCAGGCGCTCGGCGTCCAGGGCGTGATGGGGGGCGTCCCGCTCCCGGTCTCGGGCGCGCTCGGCCGCTCGTGGACGCTCGGCGCCTCGGACAACCCTGTCCTCGGCGCGGGCGCGAACACGATCGGCTCGATCGCCAATCTGAGCTTCGGCATTTCCGGAACGCTGCCGGCGTTCGCCGCGACCCCGACCGTCAACCTCGGGGCCCTCAACGGCGGGGCGCTCGATGCGAGCGTCCAGGCGGTCAAGACGGCGCTCGGCTCGCCGATGCAGCAGACCGGCGGAACGGTCGGGATCGCGCCGGGCGCGAACACGATCGGCACGGTCGGCCCCTACGGCTACACGCCCTTCTCCGGCGCCGGACAGCACGGCCTCGCGCCGACCTCGGCGAAGGCGCTCACCGTCCCGAGCGGGGCGGCCTATGCGACGATCTGCGCCCGGACCGCCGAGGTGGAATACACGACCGACGGCTCGACGCCGTCCGCCTCGGCCGGGATGCCGCTCGCGGCGGGCGCCTGCGTCGCCCTCTCAGGACCGCTGGTCGTGGCCGCCTTCCGGGCGTTCAGCGCGACCGGGACCCTCGACGTCGAATATTTCCGGTGAGGGGACCTGAATGAGCAACGTCAACGCCCTCCCGCTCTACAAGGCGACGCTCGGCGTCTCGACCGACGAGGACCTCGGCTTCGCCCTGACCTTCACGCTGGCCGACGGCGTGACGCCGCTGCCGCTGACCGGGATCGGCTTCGCCCTCTCGGTCGGGACCGTCGCCACGCTGACCAGCGCCGCCGGCGGCGGCCTGACCATCGCCGGCGCCGCGAGCAACATTTTGTCCGTCTTCTGGCCGGCCTCGTCGAAGACGGACTGGCTCGGCGTCTACCCGCTCGGGCTCGCGGCGAGCGACGGGTCCTACACCCGCGAAGTGTTTCAGGGCGCGACCTCGTCGCTCTCGGTCTATTGGGGCGCCTCGTCGCCGATCGCGCTGCAACAGGTCGCCTCGCCGAGCCAGAACCTGCTGTCGGCCGTCAACGCCGTGCCGGGCGCCGAGACCGCGGCGCTCGCCGCGATCACGTCCGCCTTCGCCGCGCGCCCGAACGTCGTGACCGATTCCACGATCACGCTCCCCGGCCCCGGCTGGTGGCTGATCGAGACGGCGGGCGCTGTCCTGACGCTGCCGGATCTCTCGGCCGGCGGTCCCGTCGTGATCACCGACGCGACCGGCTCGTTCGCCCCGAACATCCAGATCGTCGGGACCGTCAACGGCGACGCGGGCGGCCTCCTCCTCACCGCCCGGGGCCAGTCCGTGACCCTCGGCGCAGGCTCGAACTCGTGGTGGATGCAATGACGCGCGCGCTTCTTCTCGCCTCCGCCGCCCTCGCGCTCGGCCTCGCGCCGGCGTCCGCGACCGTCATCCCGGAAGGGATCCAGACGCAGGCCTCGGCCGCGATCAGCCTTTCGACCGAATCGACGCTCGCCACGACCCTCGTCGCCGCCGCGACCGGCAAGGCGATCTACGTCACGGCCTTCGACTTCGCCTTCGCCGGCGTGGGATCGTTCTCGCTCGCGTATGGAACGACGGCCGCGACCCCATGCGACACCGGAACGACCGTGCTGGCCGGCCCGTGGGCGTCCGGCGGCTACCAGACGCTCGCCAAGGGCAACGGCGGCGCAGTCCTCTTCATCGTCCCCGCCGGCAACGCCTTGTGCGCCGTCATGACCGGGGACGGCCTGACCGGCGGCCACCCGTCGAGCGTCGGCGGATCGGTCTCCTACAGCCAGTTCTGACGCCGAAATCCCCTCTCCCCTTGCGGGAGAGGGTGGCGCGAAGCGCCGGGTGAGGGTTCGCAACGCCTCCGCCCGCCCACGCCCCGGCGCCCCGCGCGCCCGCCCCCATTCCCATCCGAAAGGCTCGCCCATGACGCTCGCCGCCCCGGCGGAGTTCTTCCGCTGCGCCCGAAACCGCCTGTTCGCCGGCTCCATGACGCAAGGACAGGTCGAGGGGACCAACGCCCTCCTCGACGCCTGGGACCGCCACGACATCCGCTGGCTCGCCTACGCGCTCGCGACCGCGTTCCACGAGACCGCCCAGACGATGGAGCCGATCGCCGAATACGGCCGCGGCCGTGGCCAGCCCTATGGCGCGGCCGTGGGGCCGTTCGGGCAGCGGTACTACGGTCGCGGCTACGTGCAACTCACCTGGCGGCACAATTACGCCCGCGCCGACGCCGAGCTGCCCGGCTTCGACCTCGTCAAGACGCCCGACAATGCGCTGAAGCCCGAGATCGCCGCGGTCGTGATGCTGCGCGGCATGACGGAGGGCTGGTTCACCGGTCTGAAGCTCGACGACTACTTTCCGCTGAAGGCCCCGCAGCGCGCCGACTGGGTCAACGCCCGGCGCATCATCAACGGCCTCGACTGCGCCGCGCGCATCGCCCTCTACGGCCAGCAGTTTCGCGAGGCGCTCGAGGCCGGCGGCTACGCGCCCTGATTGTTTCACCCCCGAAAGGAGACCAGCCATGAAATACGTCACCACCGGCACCGTCGCCGGCGTCCTCTCGTTCGCCGCCGTCCTCGCCGGCGCGTTCGGCAAGTCCGCGCTCGCGGCGTTCCTCTCCGACCCGCACACCGCCGCGACCGTGCTCACCGTGGCCGGCGGCCTCGGCGCGCTCGTCAGCGGCGCCCTCGCCGGCGTCCAGGCGAAGTGAGGGGCGCGATGAAGCCGATCCTCGCCCTCCTCGCCCTCGCGCTCGCCGGGCTCGCCCTCGCCGGCTGCCAGTCGACCGGCGGCCCCGCGATCTCCGCAGCCTCCGTGCAGGCCGACGCGAAGGCGGCCGTGCAGGCCTTCTGCGCGACCGGCCTGCCGGCGGCGCAGCCGTTCGTCGCCGAGCTGAACGCCCAGCTTCAGGCCGACTACCGGACCGTGTCGACGGCCTGTGCGCTGCTCGCGAACGGCGGGGCGATCAACCCCATCGCCGCCGCGGCCGCCGCGCTCGCCCTCTACGATGGGCTCAAGGCAACCTATCCGAAGGCGTTCACGGCGCTGGCGCCCGCCGACATGACGAGCCTGCGGCGGATCTCCGTCCGCGGTCTCCGGTGAGCTGCGTCGACTGGCTCCGCCGCGCCGCCGGCGCGGCGGCGTCCCTGTCCCCGACCGCGCCGGGCGCTGCGCCGCCTCCGGCGTCCGTCCCGATCGGCCGGGCGAAACTGACCGTCGGCGAGGCCCGCGCGCTCGCGGGCGTCGTCGCGCACGTCGTCTCGGGCTCGGCAGGCCGCGCCGATGCGGAAGCCGTCGCCGACGCCGTGATCGACGTCGCGCTCTCGGCCGCGAACCCGCTGGTCGCGGCGCTCGTCGCGCCGGCCGCCGACGCCCTCGCCGCGCTCGTAATCGAGCGCATCGCGTCGGGCGCGATCCGGGGCGACCCGGACCCGATCCACGACGCGCAGACGCAACCCTCGTCGATCACGCACGGCCGCTGGATCGGCCGGTGAACATGAGCGAGCCGCCGGAAGCGTTCCATCGCGACCGGCGGCTCTGACCAAACCGATCCTGGCGGAATCGGAGCGGCCGAACCCATCCTCGCACGAGACCGTGCGCGCGGGCAAAGCGCGACCGGCCGGGCGGTCCGCCCCAACCCTTCGAGGATCAACGAACCATGGAGCCGGGCCCCGACGACGTGACGACCGTGACCGGATGGCTGCATTATTGGGAGCATTTCATCATGTGGGGCGTCGGCGTCGCCGCCGGCGTCTCGGCGATGGTCTTTCGCCGCGCGCGCGCCGAAGGCGCCGAGGCCGCGAAGGCCTCGGTCCACGCCGCGGCGGTCGAAAACCTCGCCGCGCGCGTCCAGGCGATCGAGAGCGGCCACCGCGCCTGCATGCCGGCGGTCGCCGCGGCCGACGCGCTGCGCGCCCGGGTCGAGGCGCTCGAATCGCGCGAGCGGCTGGCGGGCGAGAAGGTCGCCGCGCTCGCCGCGACCATGGCCGCCGTCCAGACCGCCGTCGAGCGGATCGAGGGCCGGATCGATGACGGCTTCGCCTCCGTCGGCGCGGCGCTGGCGCAGATCGCCGCCGGCCGGGCGCACGCCTGATGGCCGCCCGTCCCGTTTCCGACGAATTCCTGAAACAGGTCGTCGCCGAGGTCGAGGTGGCGGTCGCGAAGGGCCACGCGCCGCCCGGGGCCATGCCGCCGCCGGGCGCGCGCTCGGCCGTCCAGGTCGTGGCTGCGGCGCGAAAGCTGTCGCAGGCCCATCCGGTCACGCGCTGGCTGAAGATCGCCGAGCAGCGCGGCCTCTATCGCATAGGCCCGACGCCGGTCGAACTGCGCGACGCGGCCTTCTGGCGACGCCGCGCCAAGACGCTCGCCGACGAGCTCGCCGGATCGAACCACCTCCTCGCCCAGGTCGCCGGTCTCGTCGACCGGCCGCTCGATCCACCGAAATGGGCGCTTCCCGCCGCGAAGGCGAGCGGCAAATCGAGCCGCGCCGTCGGGCTTTTGCAGATCTCCGACGTCCACGGCGGCGAGATCGTCCGGGCGAACGAGGTCGCGGGCCTCAACGCCTACGACCTCGACGTCTGCGCGGCGCGGCTGAAGCGCCTCTACGAGGCCGCGGCGAGAATTCTGCCTCGCTGGTCGGCCGACTGCCGGCTCGAGGGCGTCTATGTCGCGCTGAACGGCGACCTCGTCTCGGGCGACATCCACGACGAGCTGCGCCGCACCAACGCGCTCACCGCGCAGGAACAGGTCTGGTTCGTCGCCGACCGCAACGCGGCCGGAATCGAGCTGCTCGCCGAGGCCTTCGGCCGCGTCGTGGTCGTGGTCACGCCGGGCAATCACGGCCGCTCGACGATCAAGACCAACGCCAAGACGACGGCAGCGCTGAACTACGACACGATGATCGGCGAGGCTTTGCGCCGGCATTTCGCCGGCGACAGGCGCGTGACGGTCGTCGTGTCGCCGTCGCGCGACGCGATCTACGAGATTCTGGGCTGGCGCGTGCTGCAGACCCACGGCGACGAGGGCGGCGGCGGCGGCCAGGGCTTTGCGGGGCCGGTGCTGCCGATCGTGCGCAAGAACCGGATGATGGAGTTCGTCTCGGCCCAGACGCGCGACTTCTTCGACATCGTGCTCACCGGCCACTATCATCTCTCGACCAACCCGACCCGAAAGCATTTCGGCAACGGGTCCGTCGTCGGCTACTCCGAATTCGCCCGCCAGATCCGCGCCGAGCCCGAGCCGCCGATGCAATGGCTCCTGCTCGTGACCGAACGCTGGGGCGTCCGCGAACGCCTCCCCATCGTCCTCGAGGACCCGCGCGCCGCCGCGCCCTCTCCCTCCTCGCCCGCGAAGCGGTAGAGGACAGGCCGCGAAGCGGCCAGGTGAGGGTCCGCAACGCCAAACCAGGGACATTTCGCATGACTGACGAAAAATCCTCGCCGGCGACGCCGGTCGACCTGACCTGGGCCTATCCCGGCAAATACTTCTATCTCGCCTCGCCCTATTCGAAATGGGCCGAGGGAATCGACGACGCGGCGCATGTGATCGCCAAGGTCGCCGGAAAGCTCATCCGGCAGGGCCTGCCGGTGTTCTCGCCGATCGCGCACAGCCACACGGTCGCCCGCGCCGCAGCGATCGACCCCTATTCGCACGAAATCTGGCTCGCCGCCGACAAGCCGATCTTCGAGGGCGCCGCCGGCATGATCGTCGCCGCGCTCCCCGGCTGGCGCGAGAGCTTCGGCATCGGCGAAGAGGTCAAATGGTGTCGCGAGCACGACAAGCCCGTGTGGCTGCTCGACGTCGAGACGCTGACGCTGGCGGCGCTTTGAGATGGTCGCGCTCGACAATCTCGGCCGCAAGGACGATTCGGGCAAGGACCCCTGGCACCTGCTGCCGTTCGACGCCGTCCGCGCCATCGTCAAGGTCCTGGCGCACGGGGCGAAGAAGTACGAGCCGCGCAACTGGGAGCGCGGCATGGACTGGGAACGGCCCTACGCCGCCTGCCTTCGTCACCTGACGGCCTGGTGGGACCGCGAGGAGGGCGATCCGGAGACGGGCTTCTCCCACCTCTGGCACGCCGGCTGCTGCATCGTGTTCCTGATCGCCTTCGAATTGCGCGGCATCGGCCGCGACACGCGCCCGGCGGCGGCGCCGAAGCGCGCGTGCGTCTGCGGCCGCGACCCCTGCGCCTACGATCCGGACGCCGGCTGCGGCTCGCCGCCCCCGACCCCGGCCGGCTGAGGATCGGGCGTCTCCGCCTCGATCCTCGCTTGAGCTTCCGAGACCATCGCCCGTGTGACGAGCGGGTTGTCGAGATGGACATTGCCGTAGGCGAAGCTCGCCGCCTGCGCCCTCCGCTGCGCGTCCGTCATCGGCGGCAGCGTTCTGGCCCATGCGATCAACGCGTCGAGATTGCTCCGCGTCATTTCGTCAAACCTCCCCTTATTCCGCCGCGCGCCAGGCGCGGTCGAAGGTCGCCTCGAACCGCGCCGCCTCGCGCGCGTCCCGCATGAGTTCGAGGTCGTTCGCCTGCCGCGTCTCTCCGGAGCGCGAGAAATTCGCCGAGCCGAGCCGAAGAAGCCGCCGGTCGATCGCGTAGGCTTTCAGGTGCATCAGCGGCCCCGGCGGCGAAATCCGCACCGTCACGTTCGGCGCGGTCTCCAGCGCCGCGACGTCGGCGGATCCGGTCTGGTCGGCGGCCGACAGGTCGCGCAACAGCCTGATCGCGACCCCGCGCCGGCCGGCCTCCTTCAGCGCCTCGACCACGGCCCTGTCGCTGAGCACATAGGCCGCGAAGTCGATCCGCTCCCGCGCCTCCCCGATCGCCGCGACGTCGATTCTCTCGAGGTCCTCGTCCGGCGCGTAGTGGACCTCGATCGAAGGCGGCGGCGCCGCGCGCCAGTCGTTGACGATCAGCCCGACGCAGACAGCGCTCACGAGCAGGAACGGACCGTTCCGCCGGACCCACATCCCCGCCGTTCCCAT